CCAACCCCAGCCCAGCTCGGGCCTTTGGCCCCACGCAGGACTGGGCTGGTATTGGCACGGAGCCTTCGGCCCGTGGTGGTTGAGGGAAAGGGGTGACAGATCCCCCAGAGCTATTCGGAGCACAGGCCCGCTACCTGGGAGCCCCGGCTGCCAGCCGGGAATGGCGTGCGTGCATCCAAGCCTGGGCGCGGCAGCCTGCACGCGATGCAGAGCGAACTCTACAGAAATTTCTCCTCTGGGCTTCGCTCAATCGATCCTCCAGAGCTGAATCAGCCCCTGTTCCTTGGCTCCGACGAGAAGATCCTGATTGCGAATCAGATAGTTCTCTATGCTCTGCATGCTGACAAAACGGAGGATCGCCATCACATAGTACGGAACAAGGTAGAGCGGGATGAGCTGAGCAAAGCCCCAAGGAGTGAACGCCAATAGCACGACACAAAGCGCCCCCTGACCCATCACATCCATGAGCGTGGTGTTTGGTTTTCCATTCAGCATCGCCCAGACCCCGAGCGGAAAGCCGAGGAGCATCATCCATCCACGCTGAAGGCTGAGGCTGACCGTGTAGGCGAGAATGCACAGGAGGAGAGAAAGCAGCCAGGCCAGCATGCTTCGAATGCCTCTGGGCCCAAAACAGTAGCGGATCATGGCTATATGATGTTGAGTAAACAGGGTGTAGGCACCGCTGTTTAGCTTTGCGATGAACTCGTGGACGGAATCCGTTTCCATAGACTCATCATCTGGAAAAGCGGGTGTAGGGTCAAGCGCTTGCCTGTTCTTCCGCAGTGGCCTTTAACATCAGATTGCGCTCTTCCAGGAGCTGGGTCATGTAGCGGGTGAGAAAGAGACGGTTGGCCAGATGGCCCAGCGGACCACCCGGACTCTCAAAGCAAAACACATCCGTCATCAGCGTGCCTCCCTGGCCATCAGAACGGAAGAGGTGATCATGATCAAAGGAGGCAAAAGCTCCTCGAAGCATACTGTCCCGAAACGAGTCGGGGGCCTGCATGCGGGTAATTTTGCTGGTGAGTTGTTGGCGGATTCCGAAGTGTTTGGCTTCCCAGGTCACCCAGTCGCCCAGTTCGATTAAGCCCGACTTGACTCCGGCCACCGCCCGCTCGCCCTTGTGGGCCTGACTTTTCTGATGAAAATCGATATCTCTCGCCAAATCAAAGACCCGTTCGATGGGGGCCTGGATGTGGGTTTCGAGTTCAATACGTGGCATAAAGCAACTTCACCGCTGCAGCCCGGTTTTCAAGAGAGAGATCCGTCCCCACCACTCGGGGCATGGAATTTCTCCCGATCGGGCTATGTATTTTTTCACCGAGTTTGAGAAAAGTTATCAAAGGTTTGAGAAAAACGCCCCTTTTCCTAAGCTGATCCAGGGGTGATTCCTCTTCCCTTCAGGCGGGGTGCATGGCGGGTGCATGGGCTTTGCAATGGGCTTGCAGGGGTTATTTGGAGGAGCCAGTTTCCTTCCTGCAGGGGCGACAGTCTCTGTTTGGGGCTTTGCCAGGGTGGTTTATCTTTGATTCCGGCGGCCATTCACACGGATCGGTGTTCTCCGGGCACGCCCGGCACCTGCCGTATGATATCCCGCCCCCTATGAGGGAGCATATCCCGCCATCCTTATTGTTACAGTCAGTCCAGTGTAGGCACCTCACGTCACTGACACCGTGTTCGAATAGGAGACGCTGAAGGATCCGAAATCGCGGCATCCTTCATTTATATCGTTGGTGTACGTTCCCCCAACCGGCGTTCTCCCAGTGACCTTCACCCATACCTGGAACGATCTGCCTCCCCCGGCCATGTTGGTTATAGTCAACTTCCACATGTTGGGAGTGCCGCTTACCCATTCCAGTGTGACCGTACATGCCCCTACGTCGGACCAGGCCCCCCACGCGCCTCCGCCGAGAGGTTGTTCTCGGATCTCAATCGTGCCAGACCCCACCCATTTTGGAGTTGGGGATTGAACTGCGTTCACAATTACAGGCCCGTTCTTTAGGCGTCTCTGGCTGGGCTTGTTGTTAATTGAGCCAGAGCAATCCGACGAGCTGTAGCCCACGCCCTCAAACAGGGCCTCCACGGCCAAACTGTACAGGAGATCATCTGCCGGGTAATCCTCGGGATCCGGATCTGAGCCTGGCGTGTATGGCCAATCTGGGAATGTTGGAGGAACCGGGTTCCATTCCTGGCTTTCGCAATCGATTGGGCAGGTAGCGCAGCGAACTACTTTTCCGTTCGCGTTCCGGTAGACCTTGCCCCCGAGCCGCCAAACCTTGGTCACGAGCAATTCTCCGTGTTTTCGTAATCCAGATCCCCTCCGGATTGGATCGCCGGGAAGTCACCCCCAGTACTCGAAGCACTTGTCCAGGTGATTTTGCTTCCGTCCCAGTATGGGATTGCGTTGGCACCGGCCGGAGCATCGCTGAGTTTCCACTCGGAATTGGCATGATCCCACCAGGGAATTTGCCCGTTGGCTGTACCCGATAGAAGGTCCTTCAACTCATCAGGAATATCAGGGAGCGTCGTTACGGTTCCGTAGAGGTCAGATGCCAGGATCTGTACCTTCTGAAACTTGATCGTCCCAGCATCTAGAAATGGCAGTAAAACTTCCCGGCTTTTGAGGTGCCTCGCGCCCTGGTCAGCGGATTCGGCGTGGGTGATTTCCTTTGGGTTCAGATCTACTTTGTGATCGTCTGTGCCGTCGTTCCCTTTGACCACAAATTGGTCGCGCTGACCGTCGATAAATGTGGTGTTGATTCCTGGTAAACTTCCGCCGATTTCCACCTGGCCGTCGCTGTCATTTTCAGAGCTGGTTTTCTGGTTGCTACTCCAGGCAAATCGACGGGTTCTGAGAGCACGGAATAGAGCCACAAGGGAATCTGCCTCGATGCGTTTTGGAGGCCCGAATTGGACGATTGTGCGCCCCTCATCAAACTGTTCAGTGAGGGTCTGAACTGCTGCGTCCATCGTGGCCCATTCTGTGCGGCCGCTGCTGAGGTTAAACAGGCTCCCCGGCGAAATTATGAGGTCGCATTCATCCTGTTCGTATGTGAATTGGCCCTCGAAATGGAGCACACTCCAGGAGTTGTAAATGGCAGTTGCAACACCCGTCGGAGTGTTCTCGCCACTGTCAAACGATGCGGTTCGTTTATAGCTGGAGGTGAGGCCGTCTGTTGCAACTACAGGGACCTGGATTTTCTGGTTCTCAACCGAGTCGAAGATGTCGAATCCTTCCCCCAAGTCATAGCTGATATCCCAGGTCAGCGTTTCATCTTCTGTATTCACGGAAGTGAGCCAATCCGGGATCATACCTTTGACCAAAAAACGAGGGTAATTCTCGACGCCATCACGAGACACGGAGTTGATGAACAGTTTCTCGTCCGGTAGCTCACTCAAGGCAGGATACATCTTCTTCAAAAAGGCTTTGTTGATCAAGGGAACCGGAAACTCGTCCACTTCAATTCGAGCGGACATGTAGGTCCGTCGGGAACCCTCCAAATCAAAGGTCATGAACACGGTTTCCAGCGCACCTGTGTTTCCGGCCGTATCCTCTTCCGTAGTGACCCAGGTGTTGTTCCCTTCGCTGTGTGTTTTTTCGTAGGTTATGGAGACTCCTGGAACCTGCAGATCATAGCGAGCCCGAATGCCGATATTGCTGCCATCCGTGAGGGCTTTGCTAACTGAGGAAAGCGACGCCCTCGAGACACAGTTAAAGGTCGGCGGTGAAGTGCTATAATCGATCCATACATTCAGGGTAGGCAGCCAACGAAGCATGGCTTGAATGACATCCGCGCAGGTTACGTTATCACGCTCATCTAGCGGCAGTTGGGCGGTAGTGGAAATGGTTCCGATTTGAAGGTCTACACCTCGACTGATCGCCCAGGAAACCGCATCGGAAATCTGCTGGGTTGCACTCCACCTGGTGCCGGTGGCGGATAGCCCAAGAATCACCCGTGTTTTTGTGATGGTTTCCTCTGTCTGCGTACTGGTGTTGTAGCTCTTCCAGGATTGCTGATAGGCGACCTTCTGCAGATCATTCCACGGCCCTGATATCACGATCTGTTGAGACTCTGAATTTCCGGCACCTTCCCGCGGAATCGACGAGACTTTCCCCGAAAAGATCAGGGTCGCATCTCGGCGAACCTGGACGGCCGTTCCATAGGAGATGAATGGGCTGTCAGTTAATGCCTGGGAAGCCTGGTAGTTGAATCGAAGTTCATCGACAGAGGCCTGCTTGCGAACCCGCGTCACATTGTTTGCAGGAAGGTTGAGCCAATTCGTGCCACCGTCTATGCTGTATTCGTAACTGGCCATGATCAGATGGGTAGGTTGTTCAGCTTCTCTTCAAGTTCTTTTTGTTTCTGTTCGTATTGCTCCATCTTCAGGACAATCCTGAAACCGAAGCGCTCTTGAGCAGCAGCCATTTTGTCCATTGATTTGACTACCTCCTCTTCCCCTTTCTGAGCTGCATTAGCAGCCTGTTCTGCAGATGAACGCATGGACTGAAGGTTGCCCAATGTTTTTTGGTAAACTTCTACTGGGTTGAAGCCCACTGCACCTTCAACATCCTCAGCAATGCGGCCTCCCGATTCTCCTACTCGCTCGCCAATGTTAGACTTGGTTTCATCAAAGCTGTTCCGGGCATCATTGAGGGCTTCATCGATCTCTTCGGGGTTGCCCATGGAAGCGAGCTGTGCGGCGAGTTCCGGATTCTCTTGAAGGAAGCGCATCCGGGTTTGCCTTTTTGCACGGCGTTGGAAGCCTGACTCAGGAAGCGGGCCTGCGTGGCCAGCAGCTTCTTCGCCGAATTGTTCCGCCACTTCCTCCCGAGACATTTCTTCGAGAGCTTTTGCTGCAGCTTTGGTGCGAGCGCCTTTCATGAAGTCCATCTTCATGACTTCTTCTTTGAAGGCTACGGCCATGGCTCTGGAGACACCAACGAAGACGCCAATAGACCCTTTAACCAGCTCTAATCCGGTTATAAACATGGTTCCGACGGCCTCAATCAGGATATTCTTTAGACCTTCGCCGAGATTCTTTAACCCATCGGAAGATGTGATGCTTTGCCAAGCCTCAATAGCGGTACTGACCCCGGCAGCAATGCGCTCTCCTAGGGAAATTGCCCCCTTTGCAAGGTTCTCAGCAAAACTCTTAAATGCATCGCCCTTCCTGATTTCATTTAGCTTATTGACGATGGCAGTCACCGAATGACGAATGCGTTCATCGAACTCTCGACCGAGATCATTGGTGAAGGCTTTTAGGGTCTGCCAAAGTCGCAACCAATGAGCCACTTCGGATGTGACTTTTTGGGTGGCAACGCCAAATTTATTTGCTGAATCTTCAGCAGACTCCAGGTCTTTAACCGCACTCCCAAAGTTCGCGCCTGTAAGAGCGTTGATGCCCTTCAAGGATTCAGCCCCGAAAATCTTTCTTAGTGCATTCTGTGAATACTCGGCTGATTTTGCGACCTCCTCCAGGGCCTCTTGAAACGTCCGTGTTTTTCCCCAGCCATCTCCCAGTTCAGCATTCAAACCCATCATCGCGTTACGAATCACGATCATTGCTGTGGCAGTTGGGATCCCTTGCTTTGTGATGGAACCAGCAGCCGCCAAAAGTTCATTCAGCTCAACACCCATTGCTGCAGCGTCAGGTGCTGCTTGAGAAATCGAAGCAGCAAGCTGACCGAAATTCGTTTTCCCGTTTGCGACCAAGGTGAATAATTTATCTGCAACTGCTGACTGTTGCTCAGCCTCGATACCAAAGGAGTTGAGAACGGTCGTAATTCCATCAATGGCCGTCTCAACATCTGCGAGAGGATCCACCACGGAAATATTCCCCGCTGTCCGGAGGAAGTCGATGACGTTGTCTTTGGGTACTCCGGCGGAGAGGGCTTGATAGAAGCCTTGGGCGAGTTCGACTTTGGCGACCCCGAGTTCAGTGGAGAGGTCGACGACTTGGGAGCGGAGCCGGCGGAACTCGCCCCGGCCGACATCCATCATGGTCCAGGCCTGGGACATGGCGTGGTTGAAGTTGACAAACTCTCGGGTCGAGGCGGCCAAGGCTCCGACGGATCCGACGGCGAGAGTCTTGAGGGCTTTCTTTGCGACCCCGACGCCTTTCTTCACTCCGCTGCCTGCGGCCTGCCAGGATTTGCTCCAGGCTTTGGCTGCGCGGGAGTTCTCTTTGGTCGACTTGGTGAAGCGGCCCATTTCGTCGCGGCCTTCCTTGATGCCGCGTCCCTGTTTCTTCGTGCGCAGGATGATATCGAGGATCTTACTCATTGATGGCCTCCAGGGCGTCTTCTGCAGCGTCTATGGCGGCGTTTACGATGTCTGCGTCTTTGGGGAGGACGGTCTTGTCCTCGGGGATCTCGGCCCGTTTGGTGAGCCAGTAGATGACGTTGATGTCTCCGCCGTCGTTATGCTCGATGAGGGCTCCGAAGGAACGTGCTCCGGGTGTGTCTTTATCGAAGAAGATTGGCACCAAGTTGCCAAACTGTCTGGCCGTCCGGCCGTGCGCTTCGGCAACGGCCGGGATGGTGAGGAATTTGGCTCGCTTGGGTCGAATCGTTCCGCCGTGGTAGTGGAGCGCTGCCCCTGGGTGATCGATACCCACGCGGATGTCGTCCCCCTTTACTTCGTGAAAGGTTTGAGCGGCAGCATCGTTCCAATAATGGGTGCGGCGGCCGCCCAGGGCATTGGGTTTCCGGTCGCGTTTCTCCAGGTGGCTGCGTACCTCATCAGCTGCCCCTTGAGCAGCTGCTTCTCTGAGGGTTGGATCCTGCCCGGAGATCAAACGCTCCAGGACATTGATTGCCGGAGTGACCTGGTCATCAACTGAAACGGTGAAGCTCATGATTCGAGTCGGATTTTTCCGTCTTGGGTGAGGGTTACACGGTTCGCGAATGCCTGCAGCAAGGCCGTTGCAAGAGAGCGGTTTTTCGGCAGCGATACTTCAGGCTGCTCCGGAGCTTCCTGTGCGGCCGCTTCGCTGGTGAGTTCATCGAGGCGAGGAATTTCCAGACCCATCTCTTTCGCATTCCGGCGGGAAACTGGGCGGACCCACATGCCGGATCCGAAGTCATACGGTGGGTATGGCAGCCCGAACCTTGAGATGCCCTGCCACACCGGGTCGGTCTTCAGGGCTACCATGCGGCCTGCACCGTAGAGCTTGCCCCCAGCTGCACGCCAGCGGGATACCCAGTCGCGCTTTTCATTGCGGGCTTCGCGTCGATACAGCTCCTGGGCCGGGAAGGCCGCCAGGGCTCCCCTGGAGCGCCCTTGAACGTATGCACCTTTGCCACGCTGCATGTCGGCATTGGTTTCGATGACGAGGTTCAGGCGGGCATCAGAAGACCAGTCCTGCAGGGAACCGGGTTTCACTCCCTGGGCCTCCGAATCATATCCAATCCGGGCCAGTTCTTCTTGCAGGCGCAACCGGGCTTCCGCTTTGTTGATCCCCCAACGGCCGTCCGCCGTTGCCCGGGTTGGACTGACCAGGTCGGTCACGGTCTGGGCGATCCGGTCCAGGTAGCGGGCATTGTCCACGCGGGCGGAAAACCAGGCACGCTCCCGGATCAAGGGATTCAAGAGCTCGAGTTCTTCCGTACCCGCTCCCGTAGGAAGTAGTTGACGTGCCTGTGCGGCTTCAATGGCGGCTTTAAAGGGAATGGGCTCAGATGTAATCATGACTCACGCATCTCCCTTAAAACAGGCTCTGTGAGCTCATTCCGAAGGCGTGCCTCCGCTTTCTTCAGCCGGTTGTAAATTGCCCCTCGGGTCAATCCCATGCTCTCACCGATTGCGATTACAGGCTCGCCGTCAAAGTAAACTCGCTTCAGTAGGGTCTGGTCTTTTTCTGGAAGCTTCCGCAGTGCAGCCGTGAGAAAGTCACTGCGATCATCATATTCCGCATCCTGACTCCCCGGGAACGTTTCCAATAAAGTCACACCATGATCGCCCAAAGGCTGATCGAAACTGAGAGTAATTCCAGTCCGTGAATCTGTCTGAGTCCGTTTCAGGTGTGCAATCAAAGCGTGCTTCACAGCTCTTATCGAATAAGAGACGCGGAGTTTTTCTTGAGCATCGGAGTCAGATTTGTCCCATGCTAAGCAGAAAGTAGATTGAGCGATTTGGCGGAGATCTTCTTCATCCTGCCCAGGAATCGTGAACCGATTTACCCACCAGAGGATAAGTCGAGAATGCTTTGAAAGTGCCTGCGCTGAGTTCATTATTCCACTTCACTTACCGGTACTCGAAAAAAAGCAGCAACTCTAGCACCCGTCCCGTTGCCGCTTGCAGTTGTTTTAAAGTTCACAAAATCACCGGCCGCGAACTGAACAGGAGTCCCTAATATCGTATGTGTCCCGTTAGATCCCACATTGAGCGTTACAGATGCACCTGTAAGTACTCCGTTTTTTTCGACCTCCACGGTACCGTTTGCATTTGGGTTTTCGATGTTCAGACTCAGTGCAAAGAGTACGCAGTCAAAAGGTACAACTATACCATGACCTGGAGGAGTATTGTCTCCGTTGCCGAAGGACCATTGACTTCCTCCAGCAACTCCCACACTAACCCCTGCACTCTCTTCCGCCCAAATGCTCCACAGCATATTTTGAGTGCTCTTTAACACAACCGTACCCGAAGCATCCGGTAAATCGATCGAGCGATCTGCGGTCGGTTCAGCAGTGATGACGGTTTCAAAATCATCGTCCGTATTCCCCTCCAAGGCTAAGGTTCCCCTGATGTATGTATTCGCGAGCAATTGAACCTCAGGGCTTTCAGGGACACCTGGCAGAGATACTCGATAATACGGTGCAAAATCCAGAGGGGCTCCCTGATGTGGAGAAATAGTCGCGGTTACCCGACCGTCTGACCCAGAACTGGCCGGATCCAGAGTGTAGTTTTCTACTTCAGTCCAAACCTGGGGTTGGGCGGTAAGATCCAAGCAGTACTGGACCTCCGGCACCAGCCCTTCACCTCCTGTGTCCATTTCCATGATCAAGGTTGGGCCTGCAGCATCGTGATCCAATGAGAGAACCCTCACCAGTAAGCTGTTTCCAAAAACACGGATCAAAGGGCTGCCCTGGGCTGTCCACTCGCTGTAGGTTCCCGTTCCCTGAAGTTTGTAACGGTCATCAAAGTCCAGGGCCTGTTTTTTCATGTCGACTTCACGAGTCGCCAGGTGACTCCATTCTACCTGATCTGGATTCAGACGTAGGTAGGGTGTGATCTCATCCCCTGTTGTGAGGTAGAGTTCACTGGTGTTCTCTTTATAGAAGAGAAACCCCGCACTCAAATCAGGCGTCGCAACTTCCATTTCCGTCAATGACATGAATGGAATCTTCACGCGGGTAACTACGCCTACCACCTGGGCGGAGGTCAAGCTCGCGGAAAGGACGAGAATCAATAAGAGAGTTTTCATCATGGAGCCGCAGGTCTGGATTGAGGGTAGGAAGACAAATCGATGACGGTTGGAGGTGTTGCCCCTAAGGTGCTCACTGCTGCATTAAACAACTCACCATCAATAAAAGCCCCACCGTAGGAGGGTGTATGCCAGGTAAGGATCAGGATCAGTTCATTTCCCAGGACCATCATGACAGGGCTTCCTGAATCTCCCCCGATGGGAAGCTCGTAATAGGGCTCCCGGTTGGACAGCGCACTTTTTACTGCACCTGCGATGATATTGTTGTTGGAGCTCGAAATGCTCGTGAAATCAGCAACCATCGCCTGCAGCTGCTTATTGACAACCACGAGCGGAATCTGCCAGTGATCCTCGGGGATGAAATGAAAGTAACTGGTGTAATTCGCAGGCAAAATTTTAAGCGGCTGAACAGCGGCAGGAAGCGGCGTATCCAAGCGAAGCAGGCAGCCGTCACCTGTTCCGACCCGAACCACATTCAAGACCGTTCGGGTGTAAAGAATGTTATCCGTCCCGAGCCATTTGTATTCGCTTCCGATCGCGGGCCGATTGTGCCAGGCACATGCAACCAGGTCCGGAGAAATCAACGTGCCCCGGATCGAGGGGCCGATCCCAGTTTTCCCCGTAGCCCAGACTGCAAGTCCCGACCAGGCATCCGTTCCTCCCGTCGCTGTATAGGCCCAGCTCGATACATTCCGGACGTAGGTATGCGTCCCCCAATCTTTGGTATCAAACAATTCATCATCATTCGCTCCCGCATCCGCAACCAAAGCAGCATCGACCGGCTCAGTCAAATCGTACCGGAGATAGGTCGTTACCCCAGCCACGATGTTCGTTACGTTGTAAGTATTACCCGAAGACATATTGAGCGAATGGGTTTTGCTATACGACCCGAGAGAAACCGTGATGTCTACGATACCATCGGAGACGTATTGCACCGCTCCCGTGAGATCAACCGTAGCCCGACCTACATCCGAAGAGGCATACGAGTATACGGATTCATCCGGGTTCCTCTCATAGGTCGCGATCGCTTGATAGTCGGTCACCGACGGATTCACCGTGTACGTCTCTAAGACAGCATCGGTCGTGTTCACCGTGGTTACTAGACCCGTAGTGCCTCTGTAGCTTACTTGCCATTCCGTTACGGTGAAGTGCTCGAAAAAGGGACCACCAGGAGTGATGACCGTCTCCAGTTTCGTGTCGAGCGCTGCTTGAGTTTCACTTTCTGAGGCGAGGTCGTTCTGTTCTTTGAATTGCGCGGCCGTGGGTGCAGCCATAGCACCAGAACTGTTAACCATGATGGTTCGATTCTGAGCGAGTAGGAGTGAAGGGAGAAGAATCCAAAGCAGTAGCGTTTTCATTCAGGGGCTCCAATGACGAGTTGTTCCATTCCAGATCCACCCACAAGATTCAGCGGGTACCACTGATCCGTGTCGGGGTTGTAGATTTCTAAATTGCTGCCCACTGCGCGAAAGGTTCGAACTGGGGGTGAAGCACCACCACCGCCTCCACCAGGCACCCCTGAGAAGACACCGCCAATAAAGCTGTAGCGGTGATGCGATGAAACCCCTACATGCCAATGTTCATGGTCCTGCAGCTGTGCAGTAAGCTCTTGAATACCTCCATCGCTGTTCTCAATTTCCAAGAGTCCAACCTTGGGTAGGGCTGCAGCAATAGAAGAACAGGTGGCAATGGCGGCCGCAATATCAGCATGCTCGATACTGTTTGAAAACTGAACTGGGGTCTCCGTGTTTTCCCTAGCGAAATGATCCGAAATGGCAGCTCGGATCCGCTTGCTTGTCTGAACTGTATTTCGCACACCAATGCGGAGACCGTTCGGCGCTTGCCGAGCGTCTGCAAAGCCATCGCACAGGACGGTTCCCGCAAAGGTGATTTTGAGGGACATAGCTGAGATCAGACCGGATTGGTATCCAGAACAACCATCGGTTGAACTGCACCCATGGAAAATTCCCGAACCGAATTGAAGCCAAGCTCACCATGGCGCAGCGTGGTTTGGCCATATCGTGTGGGACCAGCGACCGGCGAGGCCTGATTGATTGTAGCCCGGACCGTGTTTGAGGCCCCGGCAATGACCAGGTCGTTGATGTTATTCCGAAGAGAGCGACCTCGACGCATTCCTGCTCCCTGAATTTTGAGCAGTGCGAGCATCTCCGCTTCGGTCACACCGACCGGCATCAGCCGTGCAGTGACTCCGAGGTTGGCAATGCTCATATCCACGATGCCTTGGCTGTCCGTTGTCACCGGCTCCAATTGGAGATCAAACTCGATGGTCACGCCTTCTTCGCTCTCAATATCATCCCAGGGTGAGCTTGCCCCCCAGGAGACGGCATAATCCTGGGTGATGATGTTATCCGGATCAAAGGAAGTATCCGAGAAGGCTTCACTGGTGATGGATTGACGCTTCGCAGCATCACTCCAGGCCGTGTTATCCGCACCAATTGCAGTGATGGTCACATCGCCAAAGAGTTCCTTGTTGGTAGAGAAGATCAACGAAGGCATCTGGGTGATCGCAGCATTATGCAAAGTCTTCTTCACCCCAGCGGCCGTATGAATATGAACATCCTGGCCGGTAAAGATCGAAGATCCAATCGTTGGGTTCAGGTACGGAAGCAATGCTGTGCGATAAGCCCAATCCCCGGACGGAGTAAATGAAATCTCTTGGAGAATGGCATCCACACGTTGATCGGTTTGAGGACCAAACATTGCGGTGGAAATATCGAAGGTTTCGATCCGTTCGACGGTCTCAATGTCCCCTTCAGTATAGATGGCAGTTGCCCCGATAAAGATAATGGCGGGACCTCGAATAATATCACTTGCGGAAATGGTCATGATTTTCCTCGGGTGGAGTGTTTGTAGAAATTAGAGCTTAATTCCCTGACTGGTGGTAAATGAAGCTTGGTAGGCAACCGTGGCCCCCTTCGGCGGTTCAATCATCTGAAAGTTCCCAGGAAGCAGCAGACTGTTTCCATTTCCCATCGGTAAATGGTGAAGGCGGATGTAACTTCGTTCCAAGATGGCCAGGGCGGATTTGTATTCATCACGGGATCGGTTCAGGGTGACATTCTCGGCAATTTGCAGAGCAAGTTGGATCCGATCAAAGTAGGGGGATTTTAAGTTCCCACTTCCTGCCTGGCCTGTTGCATGAAGAATCAGAATACACACACCCAGACGCTGGATTTGGATGTTGATCTGGTTTCCCAAATCTCCTTTGTCCTGGACGATGATGCCATCCTGAAGAGGAGCAAACCAGGCATCCGAAACCAAGTGATCCCGGATCTGCTGTTGCATGGTTTGGAAGTGAGACGCCATATCCGTTCGATCAGATTACAGGTTCTTCAGCATCGATGATCACATCGGGATCCGGATCGCCATCATGTGGCAACTGCAGCTGCCGGAAACGGAGAGCTCCGTTGGCAACTTCAGCTGCTTCGCTGTAATCGACATCGGCCTCGGCAAGGATGCCCTGGGCAGGCCAGTTCCCGGTGGCGTCGCGGAGGTTGCCAGGCCAGACAAAGAGGTCGTGGACTTCACGCTCTTCGATGAGGGGCTTCTTGTCGTCACCGAGGCGGATCGCGCCGTCCTGATCCACCAGGGGAAAACGGCGGAGACGCGGCAGCAGCTCGACGCGGGTATATTTGGCGTCTTGCAAGGCTTGTGCAATGGATGTGGGGAGGCTTTTCATGAATTATTCCAGGGCAAGGTTTGTGAGTTAAATTCCGTCCATGCGGTTTCGGGTAAAATCACGATCGCGGCCGTTGTATTTCGGCTGCTGAACAAAGGGGGTCTCGTCGGACTTTTCTGCAGGCTCATCGATGGCGAACTTGCCATCGGAAACTCGCTCCAAGGTTTTATAGGCTCGGTCGCGCTGCTTTGCGCGTTCGCCTTCCGGGTCGATGGCTGTGCCACCGGCACGGGCAAGGAACATAGGAACGAAAATGGAAAGAGCGGCGTTGAGAAGTTTCTCGGGGATGGTTCCGTCCGGACCAAGGACGTTGGCCGGGTTGCCAGCAATGAAACCACGCACCTCGTCAATCACCTGGTCGAGGGTTTCTGAGACCGGATCGGCCTGGCCGTCCGCAAGTACTGCAGAACGGATCGCTTCGAGCTCAGCGGAGCTGATACGGGAAAGGATGTCGTTTTCGGTTGGAATGATCCAGGCCATGATCAGTTTTGCTCCTGGGGAAGAGCCACAGAGATATACTTGAGGCTTTGATCAATGCTTTCGCTGTATTCAGGTGAGCTTTCCTTGATGCTCTCAAGGATGTTGCAGGCATGTTGCAAGCGATCCAGCATCAGCTGCTGGGAATGAGCACTGTAGGCCTCCAACTCAAAGAGTTTTTCGCGAATTTTCTCGCGGCAGATTTTTTCCCCTACCGCATAGGAGAACTTCTCCGGATCCATAGCAGACGAACTCACTACGATCTCAAACCCATTTGGAAGTGTGGCCGTAGCGACAAAGGTTTTCTGTCCCGCCCTGGCAAGTGAGAGGGTTGCCTGGGACATCAATTTATCAATGTGGGATTCTGTTTGAGTGATCATGTCATGGAGAAGGTTTCTTGGAGAGGAAAAGGAGGCGAAGCGGACTTCCGAAGTTCGGAAGCCCGCGTCCGCACTTCATCAGCTGGCGCTGATTGTGAGGGTCTTCAGAGCAGCGGCATTGCCGACCTGGGTGTCTTCGGACCAGTCCATTTTGGTCACGGTACCGCGATCATCTTCCCGGCGGTAGGTGCCGGGTTTCATCCAGCGACCGCGCAGGCGGAAGGTCTTCATCGCGCTCGGGTCACGACGGGTGGGCCGAGCCTTGGCTGCGAAGATCAGGATCTTGCTGCCAGAGATGAACTGGATGTCAGGATCCTGTCCCTGCGGGTTGGCATCATGCACCATGAAGCTGCAGTGAGTTTCCGGATTACCCAGGAGCAGGCTGCCTGCACTTTCATGGTTGGGGATGGCGTAGGCTGCACCGGACTTGCCGTTGCCGACAATGAACTTCCCGGCCACCTTGGAGTGGTTCATGAAGATCTCCCAGGCGTCGACCCCGAAGAGCACCCGGACTCCGATACCGCGACCGGCCTTGAGCACAGCTTTGATCTGCGCATTCAAGTCTGCAATCGGATCGGCAGAGGTGTTCCAGGTTTTCGCGGTGTTGGCGGCATTGGCATATGCCATGTCAATGACCTGCTTGGCATGAGCCAAGGCGGCGATGTCCGCAGCGTCATCTGAGTTTTCCTGAACGGTGGCCACCAGATCAGCCTCTTCCATTTCCTCGATGTCATCTGTGGGAATGTCGATGGCATGGTGGTCGCAGTTGTAGTTACCGTCGCTTTTTTCAAACTGCAACACGGTCGCTTTACCGCCGGGGGTGAAGAGGGTGTTCGGGATATACAGACGATTCTTTTCGTCGTAGATCTTGAACTTGCCGAGAGAGCTGGAGACTTCCACGGTGGGAGACACGAACTCGGCCACCGGGTCGATGGCCTGGCGTGCCGCGCCCTGGGCGTATTCACGCAGGGTCGGGTTGGAGCTGACGGTAGAAATGTCAACGGGCATGATAAGTTCCTTCTTTGAGGGGTTGAATCAGAGTGAATGCGATGCCGCTTACGCGACGTCGATGTCTCCGAGCTGGACGGGACGGATCAGAGCCAGGTCGCCATCGGCGGCGGCTTTTTCACCTTCGTAGATACCCACACCTTTGAAGGTGCCAGTGGTACCGGGAAGAGCGCGGACCTTACCTTTGTCGGCAGCGGTACCGGGATCAGCCATGACCACGACATCGCCAGGGTTGATCGCACCCTTGGCAACGACGCGGACCTGGGTGTCAGGAGCCAGAGGGAGCAACACAGATTTCTCTCCCTGGGCACGACCAATCTCGATCAGGTGCAGGGTGTGATCCGTGGTGGCGGAGGGCAACGCGGCTTTGAGGCCGGAGTTGTTCAGCAACACGCCGAGGCGGTTGGAGCTGCTGGAGAGGTCTTCATTGCTCTCGACGAGAATGGGACCGGTGCGAACGTCGGACTGCATGAGTTATCCTTGGTTGGAGTTGAGAATCGTTGGGGTTGAGGGATCAGCCTTCTTTTTCCACTTCGGCAGTGGCGGCACGGAACGCGTCAGCCCAGATGGGATGACTGCCATCGGCCATCAGCTGCTTCGCCTTATTGGAGATTCGCTGGGCCTTGGCTTCTTCCTGATCCTGCTCGGAGGCTGCTCCTCCTGCAGGAGGCGTAGCTTTGTTCTTCATATGCTGCGGAGCCGGAGGCGGAGCGGGTTTCGCTTTGAGGCTCTTCAGCAGTTCCAGGGTGGGCTCGCGGTTTTCAATGAGCTGCGTGCGCACCACTTCTTTGTTGCTGATCACGGAGGCATAGGTTTCCACATCCGCATCCGCCTGGCTTTCCAGGAGGCTCTTCTGGGAGTTCTTGACCTGCTGCAGCTCAGCTTTGACGCTGTCCAACTCGGCCAGTTTGTTTTCGATGGAACCTACGGCCGTTTCGATGGCGGCTTCGTCGGCTCCGGCGGCAAGGCCCAGCAGGGCCAGCAGTTTGGGATTCATGGTTGAGTCCTTGGGTTGGGTTTCGGCTTTATTCGAGATGGCCGGGAGGGCCTTCCGGAAGTTGGGGCGGTTGGTGACCGTATTCCCGATCAGGCTGATGGGTTCCTCCACGCCTTCTCGCACAGTCCGGGTTGCGAACACGGGAGAGAAGAAGCGGTAGTTGCCGCCTTCCACATCTGCTCGGCCGCGTGCGCTCCAGCGGATGTGGGCGTAGAGACCATCTTCGCGGGCTTCGATGTTTTGAACCCAGCCTGCGGCGATGGTGTTCTCTTCATCGTGCTCGTAATCGGTGAGCAGCTCGCCTTCGAACTTCTCGGCCAGGCGTGACGCGATCGCTTTGTTGATGACCTGGGTGACCTGGCTTTCCTGGAGTTTCCCGTCGCTGTATTTTTCAAGTACTCCGGGGAACTCACCGTAGGGAGCGATCATGTGCCAGCCATCTTCAGGGAGTTTGTACTCCTCTCCGTTGCCTTTGAGAATGGCCTGAGCACGGTTGCGAATGAATTGACCTTTCATACTTCAGCTCCGGATGTCGTTGGGTTTGGGCCAGAGGCGAGCAGGCACCTGCTGCGCATACTGCTGCCAGAGATGTTCACAGGAACCTTCTCCGAACTTGGGATGCCACTCGGTGATTCCTTTAGGCTTGGAAGCTTCCGCATCGATGAGGTCGATCGCGCCTTGGTGGTCAAGTCCCTTGGCTGCAAGGACTCCACCGAACTTCGGGCAGGCTGCAGACGTGCCGCTCCAGGCATCCCAGAGGCCATCGAGGGCGGGACTGAGAATCCGGTCGCCCCACATCACGCAGTTGAGGCCTTCTCCATCGCTGGAGCTCTCCACCGGAACTCCGTCCCGGCGAATACTGCCGACGATGATGGTTTCATCCGGCATGCCCCGCTGCGGAAAGTTGATGTCGTTGTCGGCATCATTCCGGTCGCTGTTTCCGGCGGCAGCCACGTCGACAAAGCCCAAGGATTTTTTCAGACTTAGAAAATCGGAAATGAACTGCTGCGAATTGAGACGGTTGAACACTTCAATGAGTTCATCATCTCCGTCGGGTGCTCCCCAGGACCTCAGCACATAGCTGGGACGGATCTGTTCGATCATCTCCAGGAGAAAGGCGTGATCGTCGGCGTAGGCATCTCCGTTGGGATTGAAGGCCGCCACGAAATGCAGCCGGAACTGAGGTCCGCCCCAGGAGCTGACAACCTGCAGTGGCAGCCCGGCCAGCCAACCGCACCAGGCACCATGTGGATTCGGCATCCGGTTCAGCTGAGCAGGTTCATCCGGATGGGAATACCCGCGCATCTCTACGTTGGGCAGCAAGGCCCGGTAGGCTGAGGTGAGGTGATCCCCGATCGTATCGGATATGATGATGTCGATTGCTTGCTTCATCGTTCGAGATTGTTGGTTGTGGTGGTGCTGCTTTCCCGAGGTGCCTCCGCCGTGGAGGCGTTCGTAGTCGTGAAGCTGACCACGTTGTTATCGCCATTGATTTCAACGTTACCTGTGAGGGTGGATTCGGTCGCAGTACTGGGCGCGTTGCTGTTGTCGTCGCTCGAACTTGAGCTGCTGCTATCGTCTCCGAATAGTCCGCCCAGGGTATTGCTCACTCCGTTGTCCGTGAGTTCCCAGGCGGCGAGACCGACCGCCAGGCTTTGGAACGGGTGCTCGGTCACCATGTAGCCAACGTAGTCCGCTGGGTAGCTGAGGATTTTGAGCGGTCCCCAGGCTTTTCTGGCCCAGTCCGAGGCGCGGTAGTATTTCATGCCCAGCAAATCGAAGCCGGTACTGACACTGTCGGGAGTGACTTCCACGCGGACGGCGCTTCGGTTGGGTGCCTGAGAGGCTTCAGGCGTGTTTGCCCCACCGATCATTGGAACGGCTCGGGCATCGCCTTCTGCGTGGAGTTTGATGTCGCGACCTTCAGGTACACCAGGATCATCTGCAGCACCGATCCAAAGCTCGCCGTTGTGTTCTGGAGTTGTGTCCGCAGTGTAGCCGGCCGGGGCACGCGTACTGCTGCATCCGGTGTTTGCAAAGACCATGCAAAGGACGAGCAAGGCAATGGCAGCGCTCCCCAGGGGAGGCTTCTTCCCGGTGTCGATTGGCCGGGAGGTCAACAGGCGGAGTACGAAGTTGATAATCACGGTGAGGGCCGCGAGAACTTCTGCAGGGATGACTTCAGATTCCGCGCTCATGTTTACAAACAGACCGACGGCAGCGAGGATGTTCGCCCATAGGGTTTTCGATTGGTACCAGGGTTTAGCGTTCATGGTCAGTAGGGGTATGGAGGTTCGTAGGGAGGAAGGATGCTGAGTTGGCGGTGAATGTATCCAGCCCATTGGTTGATGTGGCCTTCTTCGAAGTAGTCACCGTGAATGAGGGAGGGTGTCACACCCATGTGGTTGACCACGCGGGGATCGCTGCCCTGGTACCCGACGCGCCCCATCTCGCCGATGCCGGTCCATCCGAAGACCCGGCTCCCCAGGGAAAGCACATGATCCTTCGGATGGTGGAGGACTTCGATACGGCGAGCACCGTGCTCCGGGAATCCGGCGGTGGTGGGCAAAGCCGGGGCGAAGAAGAACACCTGGTCGAAGCAGCCACCGAGGCACATGGCCTCTCTGGTAAGATTGCAGCCTCGGGAGTGGGCAATCACATGCCAACCGTCCTCAACATGCTCAAGAAGACGCCTTGCGATGTCCGTTTCGCGGAGCCACGCTGCGATGGGTCCCATGGGTCCCCAGTCGAAGTCGCGGGTCTCATGGCCGAGGATCGCGAGGCGGCTCCTCAGCTGGTCCAAGGAGCGCCTTCCCGTGGAAAAAAGGCCGTGCACGAAGAGAATCGGGGCCTGTGAGGGCCAAAACCCCGATTGCAGGCCTTGCAGCGGGGCCTTCTGGGCATTTTCTGCCCTCTGCTCGTGTATTGGGGCGCGAAATCCGCCAGCGCCTTCACGGGCCTTATTTGAAGCCGTAGTGATCATGCCTGTTCCTCCTCGGCTGCGCCGTTGACCAGGGCAGCGCTCATGGTTTCGTAGAGAACTGCTTCGGTCTCCGGGTCCGCGTTCACCTGGGCCAGAAGTTCGGGCAGTTTGTTGTTCAGGAAATTCTCAAGCAGCAGTCGGTAGGTGTCGTCGTCGACATCATTCTGATCCGCCTGCAGGATCAGCCGTCCAAGCTCCTCCGCGACCGGCCGCAGGACGCTCTGCTGCGCTTCGGCCAGACGAAGCCTGGCATTGGCCAGGAGTTCGCCGTGAACCTCCTCAGCCGCTTTGGATTCCATGGAGGGGCGTTTGGATTTCGCTTTGTTTGCGACGCTCCCTTTGACCTCTTCGTCTTCAGCGTGAGTCTCTGGCGCGTCCTGACGGCGGGTGACCGTATAGCCGGTGCGCTCGGAGATTTCATCCGGGTCAACTTCATAGCCCCCATCGGCCAGGGTCTTCACATTGCTCACGAAGTCGCCCACGTCTTCGGCGTCCTCCGCCTCCAATGCGAACCGGGCAAGGATCGGTTCCCCTGGGTGCAGTCTGGCCAAAACCTGCCGGTCAATGTTCTGCTGCAGGATTTCGGAGATCTCATTGGCTTCGCCCTGGGCGATCTCTTCGAACACCTGCATGTGAGCGCTACCGGCCAGAGTTCCAGATCCACTTTCGGTAAGCATGGCCAGCTTTCCGCCGGTACCCGCCAGAACGGTGCAGCTATCCTGGTATTTGATATGTTCGTGGAAAGGAGCGTTCCCCCGGACATCTCCGCCCACGGTTTCCACGCCACCACCTTCAGGGATGGCTCCACGGCCGTCCCCGGCGATCTCCTCTGCCACTTCAGCCCACTGCTTGTACTGATCCGGGGTCAAACCCTTGGGAGCCACCATGAAGATGGAAGGAATGCCGAACACCTCGATGAAGCCGTCCCAGTCTTTCTGTGACAGGTTTTTGCGGAGGAAGCTGATCAGGCCGATCTCATTGATGGGATCATCTACCTCCCTGCAGATCCAGGTTTGTTCGTTCAAGGGATCCCCACGGAGCACCCCGGCCGCATTCGGATCATAGAGCCAATCACCATAGATACCGTCACGGGCAAAGAACCAATGGTCGACCGGCTCCAGGTGGGTCAGCGTCCAATCCGATTGGAAATGCATCTCCAAGTGGGAATATCCCCTGAAGGATGCCAGAGCCAAATGCTTGATCGCTTCCTTCAGGTTGTCGATCTGGTCATAGGCCTCACGGAGGGTCACCGCCTGGCGTTCGGCCATCTGCAGCGTGGCCCCAGGCGGAAGCTTGTCCTCCGGGGTCATGGTGATGCTGTGATCGAGGTTGAGCAGGCAGGAGATACGCAGGGCCTTCAGACCACGGAGAGTGGAGTCGCGTTTTTCGATGGTACGGTACAGCCACTGCAGGTTGGCATAGATGCCCCGCTCCCCTTCTTCGAGGAGGTTGACCACACGCTGCGTGGTCAATCCCCGGAGTGGGTTGTAGCCACTGCGCCAACGGTTGAGGGCCGCGACCTGTTTTTGAGTATGCTGGTGAGGATTCTTCATAGGCCTACGCTGCTCCGGTTACGACGGCCCCGCCGTGCATTGGCTGCCCGTCCCGCCTGAGTCCCAAGACGGCCAAAACGTCTGGGCGGCAGTACGGCTCCAGGGAAAGAGGCAGCACGCACGGCCAGTGCAAGGGCCGTGCAGCGATCGCTGTGGCCTTCCTGGGTACGCTTTGCCACATAGCTGTACTGGCCATTACGCACGACCTGCTGCATTTCGTGAAGGTCTTCCCGGATCTCCACAGAGATCGGAATGCGCAGGTTGGTAGGCGCTTCAAACTGTCGACGCAGCCGAGGAAAGATCTCGCGCTTGAACTGAGCGGTAAAAGTGCAGAGCTCCACCCGACCGAAATCGTGGCCGCTGGGTTTAAACTCACCCCAGTTTCGCGCCAGGTAATCACCCAGGCCAATCCCTGGGCCGGTGTAATCCAGGCAAACTCTGGTGGCGACGGCCAGGCGGGTGTTAAGCAGCTGCTCCTGGTCGGGCGTACTCATATCATCTAAGACAAGGACTTCCCGCGTCCAGAGCACGTCTCCAATTTTCTCCAGGGTCCAGCATACCGTGGGGTCATTCGTGCGGCCGAAGTCGATGCCGCAATAGATCTCTGCGCCACTGGCCACATCCGTGGGGTTCCCAAACTCCGTGGCCTCTCCGCTTTCGGCAAGAGCGATGAGGTCATAAGGCAAGAGGACATTGGCGGTGTCCAGGAACTGACACATCATTTCCTGCTGCCAACCTTCTGCGTCGTCCATCCCGGCCCGGAGCTCCTCGATGTCCACTGGCAGACCACGGCGCACAGCATCCTCAATATTGACCATGTGAACAGACCACTCGAACTTCCGGCCTTTCTTCGGCTCGAGGAGGTTGTCGAGAACCATTTTATAGAAGCGACGGCCAGGACCGCTTTTGCCGTTGGGAGTGGAGTAGACCCGCATCAGCTTTTTCCCGCCACGCAGCGGGTTGGTGATGGAAGGAAAGATCGCACGCCAGGTACCATCGGGATCCTCAAAGAAAGCAAACTCGGTCAGACAGGTGTTCGCGGACATACCACGAACCGTGTCGGGTTTCCCTGGGACGGCGAGGATCCGGGAACCGTTCGGCAGATAGATGGTGGCCCGGTTCAACAAGGCCTGATATCCATTGCGCTCTTCTATCAGATCATCGATCGTGATCTGGTAGGCAGAGATCCAGTCTTTGCATTTGTCGAGGGTTTCCAGGGACTGCCGCTCAGAGGGTGCCGCAATCATCCAAGTCGTTTTGTCTTCCGACATGGCATGGCGAACGACTTCGTTGGTGGTAGAGAAATCCTTCCCGGTCTGGCGAGACCAGCAGCCACACTTGAACCTGGCGTGATCATTTACCCAGTCCGCCTGGTAAGGCAGCAGGAGATCGTGTGGAGAGTTGATGCGGCCTTTACTCACCATGCTTCACCTCCAACTCGGCAATCTTGCGATCCATGTATTTTTGCATGAAGCGCATCTCCAGACATGAAATAAGAAGCTGGATCGCAAACTGGCTGACCAGAAAGAGGAGGCTGTAAACCAATAAGGCGAGGAGTTCTTTACTCATGAGGAACCTCCCCTCGGATCTTCAGGACCAATCGGTCATCATTTTCCTTCCGGATACGATCGTGCTTCTCAAGAGCCCTGTCGTTTTCCAGACGTGTCTGCTCAGCACGCGCTTCAATACGGCGGATCTCGAGCTTATGTTCAATCCAGAGAAACGCAGTCTTCAGGAAGAAGTAGATGAGCATGATCGCGATAATGCCCCAGAAGGTTTTCTGTGAATCCGTCATAGCCCCAACGCCTCCCGAATCCGGATCTCTTTTTCTTCGGCGGAAAGCTTCGTGTCGTCGAGGGCTTCACCAGCTGCAGCCATCTTCCGTTCAAACTCCGCAATGCGTTGCTGCAGCTTCGCATCCTCCCGATCGGCGGTACGGGCATCCAAGGCCAGGCTAACCAACAGCTTGATCTGATCTGGATCCCCGCCAACAAGCGCAGCCAGGGCAGCATGGTTCAAGCGATGCCGCAGGGTGTCATCCACTTCACCCAACTCGCGAGTCATCTCTTCGATGCCTTCAATGTCCGTAGCAGCCCGGAGCAGCTCCGCTTCCTGTTCCTCTGCAGACCATTTGCTATAAGCAGCACTCATCGCGCCCAGGGAGGGAGTCACGTCAAACTTCTCCATGATCTCCAGGCGAGCTCTGACGTAGCCCAGGCCACGCATCAGCTCGAAGCACTCCCGCTGCCCCTTTTCGGAGAGTTCAGCATACCAGGCGTTGGAATTGGTTTTCCGGCGGCTCACTGTCCGTTCTTCTCCCGGATCAGCTGTCCCTCTTCGGTGATACCGAGGAGTTCGTTTCCGAAATCATCGACGCGCTGTACAACCCAGCCGCGTTCCTTCATTTCACGAATCATGTCCATGAATTGGGTTTCGCTGACGGGGCGCACCAGGCGGATGTTTAAATTGTTGCGCACGATGTCTGCACGGATCCTGCGGCCATTGAAGGGTCCGAGGATATTCAGGATCTCGATGGCGTTCTCCTGGTTAAGCATGGCTGCCACCCACCTTCTCTGAAATTTGACGAAGGGTTTCATGGAAGCCGTCCAAACGTGAATGAAGAACGGCAGTTCGTGCCTCGTCAGACTTCTGCAGTTCCGAATAGTTCCTGGCGACATCCACGCGGAGCTGGTCAATCTTCTCGTCAGTCTTCTCAACCTTCTCGTCCGTCTTCTCGACCCGGTTTGCGATGGCCCGGAGTTCGTCTTTGCCTGCAAAGCGTTCCTCATTCGAAGGGTTGGGCTTCAACGAATTTCGAATCTGAAGAACCAGGAGGAAGATCAACAGAGCTACGATAGAGAGTTTGAATCCATCCGCGAGGACGTCGTCTGCAACAGGTAGGGTTGATGTCTGGGCAAGAAACAGCTGTATCATGATACACCAGGGCTGCGGTTGGTAGGGGCAGGGAAAAGGTGCACCGGATACTGCTTTGATAGCGCACGCATGGGTGCGGATGGCCCGGGCGCAGTTTTCGCCGTCCGGTGCGGGGCGACGGTTCTCTGGAGGGTGGGCATGTGGGGACCGGTTTCCGAACTTGGAACATTTCGCAGGTCCATGGAAGAAACCCGACGGGATGCAGCAGGATGTAACACGCCTACCGGTCCAAGGAGGCGGCTCTTCCTAGAGGAGAAAGGGGCTCCCGCCGTCGATAACGCGGCGCGACGACGAGAGCCGGTGCCAGGAGCATTCTGGCAGAGTTGCATGGAAAGTGAGGCCGCGTTCAGCATGGCCCCATTATCGCAAAAAAAAGCCCGCCGGATCTAATCGCGGCGGGCTCTACGGACTAAGCGGAAACTTATTACTGAGTCAAAAAAAGCCCTCTGAAGAGGGCATGTAATTAGGTAAGCTGGTGATGTGATTAAGCTGCTTGTTGGCCCAAGACCATAGGTCCAGTTTGACTCATGTATTCAAAGGCAATCACAGTATCCTCATCTGATTTTTGGGGCTTATGCTTAGTTCTTGGAGCTTTCGCTGATGTTGCATGATGGAACATCATTCTTAAGACAAACACACGAGACAAAACTGGGTGCTTATATACAAAGGCCCGATAGTAAGCTTTCATAAAATCATCTAAGATTTCTTTGAATGGGCACTTTTTCTGGTTCAACTCTTCTCTTAGCCGTCTCCCAAATTCGGCTGATTCTTCAGAAGGCTCACCTTTCAGTTTAAAAGACCAAGGTAATGCGTATGCGCGATTGTACATCACATACTGCATTAATTCATAAAGAGTGTCATGGGAGGCATCACCGCCCTTTAAATCACCTTTACGCATAAGTTTTTCCATACGAGTAACAGAGCTTGCGATTACAAGCTCTTGCTCGCTCAGGAGGCGAAGCCTCCGAGCGTTTCTGACCCTCCAGTAGGCGAGAGCCATCATAGTCAAAACAACATAGAGTGTAGCCACGTTAAAACCTCTTAGGTGTTGATTCTTCAGTTTGGGTAGAGCTTTTTGTGGAGCTCATCAATTCTTCTGTCTTTTTCTACGTTTTGGCGGTTGAGTTCTTGTTCTCGTTTGAAAGCGTTATCTTTTTCTTGCTGACGTTCTTTTCGCGCCGATTTTTCCGACCACATAAAGATTACAGCACCAAAAATTGTACCTGTTCCAAATGAACCGATCTCGGTGATTTTGTTGATGAGATCAGGCGGCAGGAACCCTAGCCCCAAAATCCGCGAATTAAACAAAATTGTCCACATAAACTTGCTCCTGTCACTGAAAGCAGGGGGTAACAGTCAGGTGCCTTCTATGGAAGCTAAAATGTTGGATTATTTCACATAATCCGACACCTGAGAAGGTTTTGTCAATGTCTCGTAAAGCTAGTTCTTCCACTCCGAAAGCTCTGCCAAAGCGCATACCGTTTCTGATTCCCCCCATTTTCGACATAGAACTCCACATCAAATTGGTCCTGAGGCTGATGCCAATTTCGCAGATCTGTTGATAACTCCTTCAGTTTAGCATCCTCAGGCACCTGACCTACAAGACGGATTTTCACAATCTGGAGAAGCTCAAATTTTTGGTGATCTATCAATATGTAAGGCTTTTGAATTAGCTTTGAGGGAGATTTCGATTCATCTCTTTCAGGGAAAGATGGAGGGGGAATGGGATGGTCATTTAAAACCCAATCATTGATGCGGAACTCTCCAGGCTCACCATCTGGTGAGTATTCGATCATCCCATAGCCAGCACCTCGTCTTTTCATGTCATGGCTGTAATGGAAAGAGATAGTCACCTCCTCATAACGGCCCCTCACTCTTTCATGTTCCCTTCGGGCCACTTCTTCCATTAGTGAAACGGGTGGAGCTTCATCCAGGAACCCTAAAACCACCATCACATTTTTGCGTCCGATTCCGTATTCCTCTTCTCCTAGCAACGTTATTTGTGGCCCGGTGGTGTTCGATTGCTTCAAATCAAGGTCTTGAGCCAGATCCTTGAGTAACTTTGAGTAAAGGTTCCATGCGGCCTTTTCTATACCCGTGGTATCACTTTTAAATTCATCATATAGAAGAGGAGGTAACTTGTGTTCAGGCCAGTTTTCAATCGTGTATTTCAATACTTCACGACCTTTATTCGCATCACCGGTTGAAATCCGTCCAAGCGCATACACGCAAATCATCGATACAACGTCATCTTCAGGTAACCCAGCGGATGATTTGATTGCTGGTCCTAATTCATTCAGTAGGTTCGAATGTTGGACCGGGGAGGCCTTAGAAAGGGCATTGATTATGTCATATGCATCCCTTTGAGATGTCACCTCTTCCGCGGAAAAGGCACTGCTGTTGATACAGAACAAAAACAGGATTATCAGCATCGTCATAGGTTTCATCTCGTCACCTCATTTCAGTTAACGAACAATACGAACAAACACGGCCTGAACCACGCCATCTTCGATGGGTTCAACATCTGGAAATTCTGGGTTGATGGAATGAAGCTGCCCGACCCGGTTCCCCTCTTCATCCTTTGTTGTGTGCAAGACCTTTAATGACGCGCCAGTAGCATCTGCATAAACCACTACGGAACCTTTGGCAGGCCAGCCAACCTTATGCTCCATCACCTCTATGAGCGATCCGTTTGGAATGGTTGGTTCCATGCTCTCCCCGTTCACCTGAAGCAGGTAATGATCGGTAGGCATTCTGTAATCGATCAGAACCGTTGATTGCTCTTCATGTTGTGAGGGCGCACCTGCAGCCACACTTCCCAAGCAAAGTGCTGGAAACTTCAAACTGTCCTGCGGATATGTGGTTTTTGGCGTTTCCTCATGTCCGAGGGATACAAGCTCACCCATTCCATTTCGAATCGGAGTGGAATCCCTACGCTCCATTCTAAACAGCATGCTTAAGATTTGCTGTTGGTTGGCTTCAATAGAGCGCTGGTTCCTCTCGATGGCTTCAAGTCTGTCTTCGATAGTCCGATAATCGTGTGCCTGAGGTTCAGTCTTTTTGTAAACAGGATAGGTTGGCTGTGACTCGTGCACCACATCGGGAACATGCTCTTTCAACGTATGCTGGTGCACCTCATCACGAAAATTTTGAGCATTCAGCTGACCATCCTGTTCATCTTCTAGGAGTTCATCAGGCGTGACGCCTAAGACGGATGATATTTTCTTAAGAAATTCAACGCTCATCTCCGTCTTACCATTCTCGAAATTCCCAATAGTCGAGGTGCCTACACCCGACATGGATGCAAGTTCTCTTAGGGTATATCCCTTTTTTTTGCGTATGGACTTTAGGGCACGAGGCATTTTTACACAGCGTAAGAAAATTCTTAAGAAAGAGTCTTGATGTCTTAAGAAAGATGGCGTTATCTTAAGACTATGACACGTCATAGTAACGGGCACAAGTACCAAATCCTTACACCGAGCAAGGTAAAGACCGCTCTCCGTAAGGCCGGAATCCCTCAGCTTCAGGCAGCGCCACTCTTGGGAGTGACCTTTGAACACCTGAATCGGGTCCTCAATGGCCATCGGGAAAGCCAGTCTCTTCTTCGCCGGACCTTCGACTTAGCTACTCGGGAGACCTCCAATGCCTGAAGAACAGCAGGAGCTTTTCTTCGTATACAACAGGCCGCCGGAAGACCGGTTGCCGAACCGGGAACGTATGCGCCCCGACGAAGTGGCTCAGGTTCTCAGCTGCGGAAAGAGCCATGTCTATGAGCTGATCGAAGATGGCAGCCTGGATGCAACAAATATCGCCAGGGCTTCTTCTTCCCGTCCGACCTATCGCGTTTTCACCGCCTCTGTCCGGCGCTTCATCGAGAGCCGCCGGGAAGGGGCTTACGAATAACCACAACCCAACCAGGAGCAACCATGGAAACAAAAGCCCTTGAAAGGCCAATGCAGGAAGAGCGCAAAGTGCGCATCTGGAACCTGCTTGAACAAATGCAAGAAAGCAGAGAGGAGGCGGCTCGTCTCGCAATCTATCCGAAAATTTTTGGAGGCGATATGGATCAATCCAAAAAGCTCTGCATAGCTGCAGCGGAACACGCCTACAGCATAGCTAAGGAAATCGATCCCGACCGTAAGCTGAGCAATCAGCATCTTGCACAAGACATGCTGTTCATCGGCATCCCTGCTGCAGACGCCATCTGGATCATCAAACGAATCTACGGGCTGCGGAGGGCGGTATGAGTGTCCGGAAGATCAACCCGCCCTCACGGGCGAGCCAGCCCACTGAAATTCCCACTGAGGATCAGTTCAAGCAGATGGGCGAACAGCTGACGGCTCAATACCGAAAGGTAGAAGCTTTGATGCCCGAAATCCTCCGCTTCGGCGCAATGTTGATGCAAATCAAAACCACCTTGTCCGCAGTGGACACGGTGTCATCCCGAGGGAAACCTTTGACGGGGAACGGCATCAAGGGTGAAGGCCTCAAAGCATGGCTCGAAGCGTATGCTCCGGATATTAAACGAAGCACAGCCTACCGTTATATGGGTGTAGCTGAAGCGGTTGCCACGGAATACAAAGAGATCGTGGGGACGCGGGTCGCTTCGAAATACTCCCTGCCTGAACTGGTCACAGCCGAAACCCTTCCTAAGCAGGCTCAAGCCAAGCAGCTGGAGCTCTTCGATTATATCTCCGGTACCAGCCAGCGTTCCTGGCTGGACCGCTTCAGCAATGAGAAGCCTGCATCCGCACCGAAAGGCGGCAGCCGCCAAGGTGCGGGCCGACCTTCTCGAAGCTTCGACGAACGTGAGGCGATGTCACGGGAACACTGGAACGGCATCTATGCCGGTATCGTGGAAGGGTTGAACAAAAAGGACCTGGACCCACTTCTCCTGAAGAAGGAGGAACTGGAAAACCTCGATGGCGTTCTCCTGGACCTCCGTAAGCACTTGAAGGAGGCTCTCAATGCAGGCTGAAATCACCATCCCCTTTCTTTCACTGATCGCCTTGTTGATCGGCCTGGTGGGCTTTGGCTGCCTCCTGGCCATTGCCATCGATCATTTGAAAGATGGCGACTCTTCCATTTATATGCCGGATCCCCAGGAACGGGATCCGGATTACGTTCCTGAGCACTTCTTACGAGGAGGTCAGGAATGAAGTGTACTGACTGTAAAAAGGAAGTGTCTCACACTGTATCCGGTTGGAAAAAGTACAACGGCAAACGCCTCGTCTCCATCATCCGGGACGACGAAGCGCTCTGTTACGAATGCGCGAAAAAACGAGGCTTCGGCGGATTGGCGGAGATCTATAAACAACGCGAGCGGGAGGCCTGCGCATGAGCAGCTCCGCATCAAGCATTCTTGTCTGTGACAGTTGCCACTTCATGGCCGAAGAGGATCAGTTCCTCAAATACGGTGATGAGTACGACTGCCCCTGCTGCGGCCAGCTCCGTTGCAGGGAGGCCGAAGAGGCCGACATCGAACGTTCCCCACATCAACCCATCATCGACCGCAAGGGCTACACCCTGCGCGATGTGTACCGTAATCGCTGAAAGTGTGCTGCAATGGATCTGGCTTGTTTATCTCCTGAACTCTCCAACCCGACCATCTGGGCGGGTCTCCCCTGCAAAGAACGCAACCGGGTCAAAACCCTGAACGCGATCTTTGAAGAGATCTTCTCAGCGGATTCCCCTCTGGCGTGTCTTTCCCGCCAGGCAAGGAAGCTGGCAGGGCAGCGTGGATACTCGGAGAAGAGCCTGCAGCGATACTACTATGCTCTCAGGGAAGGTGCCGACTGGACGGTATTTGTTCCGAAGCAGGCCCTGGCCAAGGCCTCCGGCAGCGGCCGGGGCCTGCCTCCGGAGTTTGTAGAGTTCTGGCATGGCTGGTGCATTGAGAACAAACGGAAGATCCAACCAGCATATCGGGCTCTGAAACGCTACTGGGAGCATGGCGGGGAAGTCCCTGGTTATGGAACCTGGCGGGACTGGTGGAGACAGGAAAAGGAATCGGCCCCTCCTGAGATCCAGGGATGGTGCCCGCCGCTGCCCGAAGGATGGAGCTACCAGAACCTCTTTAAACATCGCCCTTCTGATGCTGTGATGGCGGTTGCCCGGCGCGGCCGTAAAGAGCTTTCGAAGCATCGGCCTCTGGTTCTGAAGACTCGCGCCGGAATGCTGCCTGGCCAGATCTACATGTTTGACGATGTCTGGTGGGATAACCGCTGCCGCTACGGTTCAAAAGATGTACGGCCGTTGGAACTGGGCTGCATGGATGTCGCCAGTGCCTATCAGTTTGCCTGGGGGATGCGTCCCCTGATGGAGAACGATTGGAGCAAAAAGAAAAGCTCCATCAAAGAATCTGAAATGCGTTTCCTTCTCGCCTCTGTTCTGACGCAGACAGGCTTTCATCCCGGCGGGGTGAAGTTGATCGTGGAACGCGGTACCGCAGCCATCCGCGAGGAGCTTGCACGGCTCCTGCATGACCTGAGCGGGGGCCTGATCCAGGTCGATTCCGGCGGGTTGGAAGGCAACGCGTTCCTTGATCAATTCCGTGGCCAGTCCAGTGGCAACTCAAGATTTAAAGCCTTGAAGGAAAGCCTGCACAACCCTCTCCATAATGAAGCCGGAGCATTGCCAGGGCAAATGGGCAAAGACTACCAGCATGCCCCGGAGCAGCTCTATGGCCTGCAACACTATAACAAGCAGTTGATGCTGGCAGCCTCTCAGCTTCCGAAACGCTACGCGGAGGCCCTGATCTTCCCCATCGTGGGATGGGAAGAATTTATGCAAGCCGCAACCGAGCTCTACGCCCGGATGCATGACCGTACCGATCACAACCTGGAGGGTTGGGAAGCCAATGGCAACACGGACATGCAGTGGCGTCTTGGCGAAGCCTTCCCCTGGCAGAGCCGCTCAGACTACATGAAGGTTCCCCTGGAACAACGTGCCGCAATAGATGCTCTGATCGCGGCCCCAGGCAACAACCGCCAGATCAAGCTTTCTCCGAAACAGGTATGGCAACGTGGCGCTGCGAAACTGAACCGACTACCCAGCTGGACGACAGCCCTGATCTTGGGCGATCAACACCAGCAGGAGCAGTTGGTGCAAAAGAATCACTGCTTCGTAATTCGTGACCGTTCAGTTTCCCAGGATGCCATGGTGTTTCCTGCCTTACTCACCACCAAAGAAGGTGAGGAAAGGCTGTTACCTGCAGGAGAACGCTACGCGGTTTGCTTCAACCCTTTCGCTCCAAATGAGCTGATCGTATCCGATGCCAAAGGATCCATCCTTGGAACAGTAGCTAGAGATAAGCGGAGCTCTTACCTGGACACCGAGGCCCTCAAAAAGGCCTCCGGCCAGGCATCCAAGATCGAGAACAAACTCCTCGGCGAATACGCCAAAGCAGCCCGTAAAGAACTCAAAGCCAAAAAGAAGATGCACGAGAACAATGCGGCCGTTCTCGCTGCCGCAAAAGCGGAGGGCAAAGCCGATCTTGAGAAGACCCCGGCTGAGCAGGATATCGCGGCATCGGTCATGGAGGACTTCGGTGGGAGTCGAGCGGATGACGAGTGGAACGATTAACCAATACACCAAACACCAGGAGCAAAACACATGGCGCAGAAAATTCACAAGCAGACCCCGGAGCAAAGAAACGTTGTTGCAAGGGCATTGGAGCTACAGGAGCTCCTCGGGTACAAAACCGCTGCAGACTTTGTGCGGGAACAGCTTGTCGGTATTTCCGAATCCCGCTGGGGCCGGATCCGGGATGACAAATACCCAGGCAACCCGGATCACACCGTCGACCAGCTGCAGCAGGCTATCAACCGGATGGAGCTGTTTCTGGCTCGGAAGAGCATGCAAGGGAGCGTCGCTTCGAGCCTGGCCGATGAGTTTTACCTGTTACCCCTGTTTAAAAGCGTAGAAGGGGCCGTGGCGCGGGCCATGAATGAAAAGGGGCAAGACCGCCTGGTCATGTGTCCCTGGCCCACAGGGGGCGGGAAAACGGCTATGTGCGAACATCTGCGCAAACAGTATGGAGCAAAGGTCATTCACGCGGCGCTCCCATCCTACAGGAAGAATGCGATTCCCTTCTACCGGGACCTGGCCGCAGCCCTGGGGATCGTTCTCCCTGGAAACCGCCGGAGGGCAGAAGGCACCGTCTTTGAAGCGCTCAACAAACACGACGGCGGGCTGCTTTGCATTGATGAAGGGAACAACTTCGGCGGAGAATGCATCGACGTTCTCAAAGCGATTCTCAACACCACCCGCTGGAGCGTGGCCTTCTTTTGCACTCCACAGCATTTCCGGAACATGATGGCCTGGTACTGGGACCGCACCGACCAGCTGCTCCGCCGGGTCGTCGCCATCATCGAACTCGACGAAATCAAAGCCGCTGATGTCCGGCCCTTCATGGAGCCCTTGAACCTGAATGGCTCTTTGCGGGAAGCCTGCATGATCGTTGCAGAGGCCGCGAATGAGTTCGGGCATTTCGATCTCTGTCACCGGGTGACCTGGGAAATGGCTGAGAAAGACCATCATGAACTCGAAGATGTTCAGAAGGCTGTGATGACCGTGAGGCAGCGCCTGCGGACTGCAGCCATGAAAGCCAATGGTGAGCGACACGCCAAACGTGGGAGGGTCAAATGATCTCGGATGAATACCAGGTCAAGGTTCTGCAGAAGCAGGCAAACGCAGTTCAACAGGTGATCAGCCAGATCAACCGGGGAGAATGCCAAATTGCAGTTCTCCGCCTCCAGGGCGTCGCCCAGGATCTCCGACGTGAGGCATACGAACTGGAAACCTGCATATCCAAAGGAAAGAAGTCATGAAGTACTACACCTTCCTTCAGCAGTTCCATGCCCAGATTGTATCAGGCACGAAACATTCAACGATTCGACAAAAACCCAAGGTCAACGTGGGTGAGAGATTCACCCTGAGATATTGGACGGAAAAACCATACCGTTCCAAGATGGGGACATTAGGGAGCGCAGTTTGTACCTGCGTGGTTGAAGAGTTCTCCTTTAACCTCAGCTCCGATGGTGCCTTTGAGATCCTTCTGAACACTGACGATTGGATCTCTTACCCTTGGCTGAGTGACCTGGACTATGTTGCATCTATAGAAGGCTTTGACTCTGCCAGCGCCATGTTCTCCTACTTTGAGAAACATCACGGCCTTCCATTTTGCGGAACTCTCACTTCGTGGGATCCAAAGAGTTTCATTCCTGGGGAGGGTATCTGATGCCAATCCGTGCTGAGAATCGCGAGCGCTACCCAAAAGACTGGAAGCTGCGCTCCCGTTTCGTTCGCTTCGTCCGGGCACGCGGCCGCTGCGAGTGGTGTGGGGCAGAGCACGGAAAACCTCACCCGATTACTGGAAGCAAAGTGGTCCTCACCACTGCTCATATTTTTGACGATCGGCCGGAGGCTGCATCCCTGCTCAACCTGGCTGCACTTTGCCAGCGTTGCCACAATCGGCACGATGCGGCTGCTCGGCTCAAAAGACGATCCGAACGCAAACATCGAAACCAGCTTACCCTTCCAGGTATCTCATGACCAAAGACAAAGAAATCCTCTATGTCTCCCGGATACGGGAGCTGCTGTATTGCGCACGAGGCCGCAAAAACGCGATCACCCTCGACCGTATGGTCAAAATCTGCCAGCTGCCAAACAGACGCGTGGCAGAGAGCCTCATGGAAAATCACCTGGAAGACTTGGGCTTCTGTGTGGTCTCTGGCGACAAAGGCTACTGGCGGCCCATAACGGCCGATGAAGTCAATCACTACCAGAACTCACTGCAAAGCCGGATCCGCAAGATCGCTAAACGCAAAGCCTCTTCTCGCCGAATGGCAGTCCAGGACGGGTTCATCCGTGAGGGGAAAATTTTCAAAGATCCACCCGCCATCCAAGGCGACCTCTTTTCACAAACCAACACCACCACAGGAGCAACACCATGACAGACCAACTCACCATCCCTGAGGGATACATGATGGATGCGGCCGGAAACATGCGGCCGAAAACCAACATTCGCGAGATCGATCTGCTGCGCGATGACATCACCCGTAAACTCTTCGCCCTGGGCGAAGAAGTTGCACGGAAAGCCGCTGAATACAAACAGATGGCCTTCGACGAGATCAGCGCCTTTGTCGATCTCTCTCACGAAAAGTACAACGTGAAACGCGGTGGCAAAAAGGGGAACGTGACCCTCACCAGCTACGACGGTGAATACAAGATCGAGCTTGCTCGCCAGGAAAACATCCAGTTCACCGAAGAGCTCGCGGCCGCCCAGGAATTGATTCTTCAGTGCCTGGACGAATGGACCACGGAGTCCCGGCCAGAAGTCCGGATGATCATCGACGAAGCCTTCCGCACCAACAAACAGGGACAGGTTTCCACCACGAAAGTTCTCGGCCTGTTGCGCCTGGACATCAAGGAAAGCAAATGGGCGACGGCCATGGACGCGATCCGGGATTCCATCAAGGTCTCCGGGAGCGCAGCATACATTCGCCTGTACCGCAGGAAACCGGGAACCGACCAATATGAAAACGTCTCCCTGGACGGTACTGCAGCCCTCCGCGCAGCCACAACTGAGGAGGCGTCATGAACCCCGAAGCACTGGAAGAATTGCAAGAGACTCTGGCGAATGCCGGGTCCGAGGTTGAGAACTACGGCCAGTACGCTGGCAACCCCTGGTGCGATAAACGTAGCTCCCCTACAGAAACGCTCGCCTGGGCCATACGTGGAATTGAGGAGGAGTTGAAGACCTTGAAAGAAGGTCTTCAATCCCTCCGCTCGAAACCCACGGAGGTTTCCCCATGACAATCACCATAACTTTTTCCGACGGGTTAATCATGACCTTCGCTGAAGAGTCTGCCCGCGAGCTTCTCGAAAAGCTCGAAAGTTTTGGAGATAACTGCAGCCAGCGTTGCAAGGAGATGAGGAAAGATCTTCAAAACTTCTTTAACACCCAGGATGCCGGACAGAGTTCCGTACATCCGGTTGTTGAGAACGAAGGCGGTGAGTCATGAAGCGTCACTACCTCCAGTTTGTATCAGCAAAGGTGAGTCATGCCAGGCAAGTGTGCCGGGATGACATCTCCCGAGCCTTGGGCGTAGGCATGGCTTCCGCGACAAAGATCCTGAGTGAGTACCGCGAAAAGCACCCCGGCACGCTGGAGTACAGCGTAACCGAAAAGCGTTGGCTACTCGCGGACCCCAACAGACCGCCTATGGCCTACAAAGAGGCTGTTGAATACCTGCACGCCGTTTCCGTTGTTTTCGGAATCAACGCGAAGGATTCCCGTTCCGAAGGCTCCGGCGATCCGATTATTGAGAAAGGTCATCAGGCATGAGTGAAATCTTCTCATTTGTACTCGGGATTCTAGTGGTTCTCTGGAGCATTGACTCAGAGCACAGATCAGAAACCGGAGTGTATGTCGCAGACATTCTACTGTGCCTTTTATCTCTTCCATTTCTATGGATCCAAAGGCCCTGGCGAGCCATTCAAATCTATCAATGGAAGAAGCGCCCCGATTCTTACGAAAAGCGAAAATTCTTCACCTCCGTTATGTACCACTCAACTCTTTTGAGCATCTATCGCGTTCCGATTTATCGGATCCTCGGAAAAGAATGGAGTCACAAAAAAGGTCAGCTTCCTGACTGGTATGAAGAAAACGCCGGTCAGGAACCTGATTTGAAGGGGCAGTTTCAATGAGTAAATCATCAGTTATTTCTCGGAAAATGCTGGCGAAGATTCACCCGCTGGCACACAAGGCCTGGCAGGCCCATGCCTACTATGAAAAGTTGGATATGTCAGACCGGGTTGCCGAGGACACCTGGAGGCGAGATGTCCTTCAGAAAATCTCAGGTCAACGCTCTTCAAAGAATCTCTCCATGGAGCAGTTTGAAGAGGCCATGCTGGAGTTCGCTATGACCGCCCAGGAGGACAAGGAAATCGCCTATTGGTCACTGGCCAAAGAACGGCGGTACCGGTACCAGGTAAACCGCTTCATGCAGCTTCTTTCAGTGGTCCGTGCGGAGGTCACCAGTTGGAGTTATGTGCGGTCAATTATGGACCGCATGAACCTCGCAGAACGCCTCGACGATGTCCCCTTGGAAAACCTGCAGGATATCATCGCCGCCTTGGACACTCACTTCCGGAGACTCTGCCGGGAATGCGGTCTGAAACCCGCCGATGTAAAGGCGGTTGTGGAGCAGGGAAACAAAGAGCAAATCCGCATTATTCGGCACCAAGTTGAACACCACAAAAAGGAGTTCGCATAAAATAATGCTGGATGGGGCTTTCGCCCCGAGCTAAAACTAAAGTTGTCCTGCAAATGCTGAGCCAGGCGAGAGCAGGCGAAGGGGCTGGCACCCCTCCACCGACCGATGTTAGGACCATCGATCACCAGCAAGGGCTACTCTCTTTTGTCCTTGTACCATTGTGGAGGTTGCGTGTCAGCCCCTTCCTTTTTCTAAACAAAGGATCCCCATGAATAGCCCAATCCCCTGGGCAGGCGGGAAGTCCCGACTGGCCAAACGAATCACCCCGAGAATCGGGAAGCACACCTGCTGGTGCGAACCCTTCGCCGGTGGCCTGGGAATGCTCTTCGGCAAGCCCAGCTCGAAATTAGAGGTCGTGAACGACATTCACAGTGACCTGGTGAACCTTTTCCGGATCGCCAAATACCACCCAGATGCCCTAATGCGGGAACTCGACCTGGTTCTCTACAGCCGAGAGGAGTTCCTCCATCTCCGGAAAACCGACCAGGCCCACAAAACCGATATACAGCGAGCTGCGTGGTTCTTCCAGGGACTGGACCAGTCCTTCGGCTCCCAGGGCTACAAGGCCGGGTTCGGCTATTCTCGCACCCAGGGGCCGGTTTCCAGGACCAATAACCTCCACAAGATCCAGACTCTTTGCGAACGCTTGGACAAAGTCATTGTCGAGAACCTAGATTACAAAGACTGTATTTCCCGATACGATGCATCCTCCACCTTCTTCTTCATCGACCCGCCCTATATCGGAGGAAGCCAGAAGACCTACAGCTCCTGGACTCACAAGGAACTGCAGGAACTCCGAGAGCTGCTAGCTGGGATCAAAGGCTCCTGGCTGGTCACCATGTCTTCTGATGAAACCGTCCGGGAACTGTTCAAGGGATGCAAGATCACGGATATGGTCAGGCCCCTGGGCGTCGACAACCGCAAGGGAGGCGGCAGAACCTACCACGAGGTGATCATCACGCCTCGCGGCCAGAAGGGCGGGATCTGGAGCTGACCTGCAGGCCTCTTGCAATCTACCTGCAAAGGCTGTTCAGCACCCGTTTATTTTCTCAAACCTTTGATAACTTTGCCGATTTGGCCCCTTTTTTCCTCAAACTGCGCTGATCAGGGGTTGAGGAGGGTTTCAGCCAATGTTTTCGGGGCTATTCGGCACATTTCAGGCCTTTTCAGGCTTTCTCAAGCTCGGCGATAAGTTTCAGTATGATTACGATTAAGAGGGGTTGAGGGGCCCGGAGTTGAGGGGGGGGCTGTGGAATCGCGTACGCGTACGAGTACGAGTACGGGTACGTGGTTGAGGGGC